GCGCCATTCGTCGAGCGCGGCCACGTAGCCCTTGCCGAATCCGTACGCCTCGATGCTCGTCTTCTTGTCGCGGTCGCAGATGAAGCGCCACAGCATCGCCTCGGCAGCGTCGAGCGTATCGATCACCAGCGTCTGATACTCGTGCGGCTCCGAGATGAGCGAGTCGATCGCATCGATGACGTCGCCCCATCCGTCGGGTCGAGGTAGCCGATTGGTGTCGATCCGGGCGGTGCCGTCGCTCTCGGGCTCAAGGAAGATCGGTCGCGTCGCACTCGCCGCAAACGTTGACTTGCCGATGCCCTCGACGCCGTAGAGCAGGATCCGGTCGGGCACTTTGACGGTGCCGGTGACTACGTTGGCGACGCTCATACGGCGCGACTTGGTCTCGGTCGGTGGCGCATTCGCCGGTTGTCTTACACTAGCCATGGTGGACACCCTCCTCTTTTGGGTTTGCCGCGAAGTGCGGCGACAGCTCTGAATGTGGGAACTGCAGGCGCACGTAACGCTCGTCATCAGCGCTCGCCTCGCCAGCACAGATCGCGAAATAGTTGCAGGTGCGGCCGTAGCGCTGGCAGGCGTCGGTGTTGCGCGGCGCCAGGCCGAGCCGGTGCACCTCGCGCAGCGTCTGGCCGAGCTGCCACATCTCTGCGTCGGCCTCGGCCAGCTGCGCCTCGAGACGCACCACCATGCCGCGTTGGTAGTAGCGCTCCGGGTCCTCGGCGATCGCCGCGCGCACCCGGTCGCGGTACTCATCGACCGTCTCGTCGGCCTCGCGCTGACCTGCGTAGAGCTGCCCGCCGGCGTCAGTGCAGATGACTCGCTTGGCGCCGCCGTTCGGATCCTCAATGCACTCGGGGCCGTTCTCGGCATCGACGTGAGGCGGAGGCGGCGAGCCCTTCTTCTTGCACACCGTGCACTGCCGATACTTCGGCTTCGTGTACGTGCGCTGCTCGACCGGCGTCGCCTTGTACGGGCGTAGGTCGGGCTTGCGCGCGACGTCGTAGAGCACACCCTCGACCTGGTGGCCGAGCGACTCGGCGCCGCGGATGTAGCCCGCCGCCTGTCCGCCCATGCGCAGCCGCGCCCAGAAGCTGGAGCCCGGGCCGATGTCCTCGCTGCTCGTCTTGTGCTCGACGATGAGCTTGTGGCCAGCAGCGTCCCGCGCAATTACATCGACCTTGCCGGCGCGGTCGAACGTTCGCGAGCGCGCGCTCGTCTCCGGATTGGTCAGCGGCGCGCGGAATTCGGCCTCGACGCCGAGTACCTCGTACTGCTCGCCAGCCCAGCGTGCGTTGTAGCCTTCCATCATCGCTTCGGCGCGCGCCAGCTCATAGGCGTCAGTTTCGGGCGTGGCGTGCATCTTCATCGACGTGAGAGCGTGCCAAAGCTGCTCGTCCTGTGGCTCACCGTCCATCATCGCCAGCCACCACGCTTCCTGCCCGTGGTGCCACAGCGTGCCGAATCGCAGCGCCTCTTCCGTCGACGCGACCACAATGCCGTCGACGTAACGCAGCTTCTCTTCGCGCAGGCAGCGCCGAGCTACCTGGGCGCGCGATTCGGTCAGCAACTCGAGCATCAGTGACCTCTCCGCACACGCGAGACGATGACGTAGCCCACGACGTAGGCGACAGTGCAGACCACTACCAGCCACAGCGCTCGCGCGCGGTGCGCCGGGCGGCGCGCTGCACCCGAATTGTCGAGGACGATGCGGCCCATTAGCCGGCCTCGGGCTCGCTGAACGGATCGAGCTCGGCGCGGTCATCGAGCATCTGCTCGTGCTGCGCGTGGCTCGGGAAGAAGGCCGGCCCCGTGAGGTTGTAGACGATGTCGCCGACTCGGCAGATGAACGCCTCGGCCACGCGCAGGCCTTCCAGGTTCACCAGGCGGACCGTCGCTGGGCAGATCGTGGCCTTGACCTGCGCCCACCGATCAGCGTCCGTAACCTGGACGTGGATGGCCGCGCCCGGGTCCGCCAGCAGCAGCACCTTCATGGCATCGACCACTGATGCCTTGCGCTCGGCTGAGACCGCCTCGGTTTCCTCGATCGCGTGAGATGACATTGCCCCCTCCTTTTTTCCACCGTCGAGCACCTTCCACCGGCGGTGAATGCTGCGATTGAACCCACAGGCCTGGCAAAACTTCCCCACGCCCGCGAACAGCCCACAGCCCAGCATCAGCGCCACCGACCGAACAGCTGTGCGCACTCGCACGCCGACGGCAGCCGCTGGCACTCGCACATCGCCGGCGCATCGCTGACCCGCCACACCGCCCTCAGCGCCGACAGCTCGCGCCACTGCATCGGCCGTGAGCGCAGCAGCGGTACCGGCGGCGCGGGCGCGAACATGGCCGGGGCCCTCCTCACCGCTGTTGCGTTCACGACTCGTCCTCGTCGCGCTCGATGCCGCGGATCTCGTCGGCGATGGCGCACGCCGCCTCGCCGTACTCGCCTCCGCGGGCGTGATCATCGGCGATGCGCGCGCACCGCTCACACTCACGCTTCACCGCCGCGTCGATGAGCATCTGGACGTCGGCGCCGGTCACAGCCAGCCCCCCGCCCGGCGCTGGGCTCGGGCCTGCGCCGCCGACAGCGGCTCGACCGCGCTGCTGGCGCAACCGGGGCACTCGTCGGTGTTCAGGGCGGCGTCGTCCTCGTCGAACTTGACCGACCAGACATCGCCACAGTCACAGCACGCGAGGTCGCCGAGCCCGGCTGCATCGCGTGCGCGATTCCGCGCCGCCGCGCAGGACATGCACGAGCTCACTTCGCCCGGCATCAACGAGGCTCCGCAATCGATGCACGACTTCACGAGCGCACCGCGAGCGCTGCACCCAGCAACGCCTCATCGATTGCGTCGCGTTCGTCCTCGGTCAGCCCGTCCGTGTCGTAGTCGCAGCGGTCCAGATTGGACGGGCACACGACCTTGCCGGGATACTTGCGCTTGAACTCGACGACCAGCGCGACGCACGCCTCGAAGCCATCGACCTCCTGCTGGCAGAAGAGGCCGGCGCGGTCATTGACCGACACGTGGTACATCACGAGCGCACCGCGTGGCGGCCGCAGATGCAGTCCTGGATGAAGCGCGCGCCGTCATCCACCGGGCGGCGGCAGGCCGCGCGCAGGCAGTCGTCGCAGCGGCCATCGACCAGCGTGCCCCGCTCCGCCTCGTTGCCGCACTCGTCGCAGAGGACGAGGTGGGCGGTGCAGTAGAAGCCCTCCGTCTGGGCCACGCAGCCGTTCGCGGAGCAGCCGAACCAGACCTTCGAGAGAGCGCCGTTGTTCATGACGCTAATATCGCAAATCGCTATCTTGTGGTCAAGAACTAATTTCGCAATTTGCGCGTATAGCGACCCGTGGCGATTTGTCGCAGGGCGCGGATTGTGTGCCTTATGGTAATAAAAGCATTGCGATAGCTAGGAGGGGTTAGATGGAGATGGTGCTGGTCATCATTCCCAACAGCGATCTGCGCGAGCGTACGCGCGAGCTGCTGGGCGGAGTCCGGTCGCTGCGAGCTCGCGACTGCGAGCAGGGCCTGGTGCTCGCCGAGCAGAACATCATCACCGACGTCATCGTCTGGTCGGAGCCCGGCCTCGACGGGAAGGTGGTCCACGCCATTCTCCGCCTCCAGCAGCTGCACCGGGACGCGCGCATCTTCGTGGTTACGCCCGAGAGGTTGAAGGCTGCTCGTCTGGGCTACTGCGAAGGATTGAAGGTGGAGGGCTTTGCGCTCGAATCAGAGCTCGAGCGTGTCGTGCAAGACGTCCGAGCGGTGCCATCTATCGTCGACAGCGGCAACAGCGCACCGCCTACCGCGACGGGCGGCTCGTCGGCTGCTTGTCACTGACCTCAGCCCGCACTGGCGACCGCTTCCGGGCGTATTTGCCGTCGTCCTCGTAGGCGATCTCCTCCGCCTCGGGCGAGAGCTCGTCCACCCCAGCTGCGACATCATCCATGTAGTCGCCGAGCTTGTTGAGGCCCCGCCGCAGGTCTAGACCGAAGGCGGTCAGGAATTGCACCCAGTGGTCGCCGTTGACCCCGCGCTTGCCGGCGATCATGAAGCTGATGCTCGAGTGGGAGATGCCCGAGCGTTGGGCCAGCTCGAGGTCCGTCCACCCCCGCCGCGCCGCCTCCCGCACCACCCAGTCGATCATGACGCGGCTCAGCGGGTCGAACACCTGCCGCTCCCGCTGTTTGCGCCGCCGCTTCCGAGGCACTCCCGTCACTGCCCGGGAGCCTAGCAGGACTGTAGCAAATTGCACTATCTATGACGGTTGTGTCGATTCGGTAATATCGCACATTGACAACTATAGCGAATTGCGACATTGCCTATAGGATGCCGCATCCGCTTAGAGGCTACCTCACGACCCAGCACCTAACGGTCGAAGAGTTCGCCATGCGAATGAAGCGACTGTGCCGCGGACGCGCCACGACCTCGGGATACCTGCAGCAGATCATGGGCGGCCACCGCCACCCCTCGCGCGCGCTCGCCAAGGCGATTGAGAAGGCAAGCTTCGGCGAGGTGTCCGCGGCGTCGCTGCTGACGTTCGAGCCGACGCGCCAGGCCTCGTGATGTTCACCGCCGTCCCTGCCTTCGTTCTCGTCACCAAGCAGCATGCAACGCCCAAGAAGACGAAGCCGCGCCACCGCGCGGCGTAGCGTCACAGCACCGTCGAGTGGTGCAGAGGGGGAAGTCATGGGTGCCGCAGTTGCCCGCCTAGTCCGCGCGCTCCTCGCCGAGTGCGGGATCAAGTTAGAAGCGCCGTCGATGCTCGAGTTCCGCAATGACCACGGCCCCGCGTGCACCTGCCTGGCTTGCGTCGGCGTGCGCCTCGGCTTCCGGCGGGGCCGATCGTGAGCATCGCGCGCCTGTGCGAGATCACCGTCGACGTCGTGCGCGAGGCCGAGGACGAGTACCGCCAGGCTGATACACGCGATGCAGCGCTGCTGCTCGGCCGGGCCCGCACGTTTGCCGATGAGGTGCTCGTCTACATCGAGCGGCTCAAGGACCGGGGCGCGCAGATCGCCAAATTGCTGCCGCCGCGAGGCCAATCGTGACTCGCAGGTCTTGGGGAACGCCCGAGTAGCGCTCATGTCCGTCGACGCCGCGATGTTCTCATCGGAGTACGATTCGTGGTGCACCCCAGCGCCCGTGCTCGACCGCGTCCGTCGCATCGACCGCATAGGCCTTGACCCGTTCTCCAACGCTCAGTCCATCGTCGGGGCACTGCGCCAGTTCCGCCTCGACCGGGGCGAGGATGCGCTGCGCCTCGACTGGCGCGGCCACGGGCTCGTCTTTGTCAATCCACCGTTTGGTGACGAGATCGCCGACTGCATGCGGCGCGTGGCGTACTTCGCCGAGCTGGGCGTCGAGATCGTGGCCCTCGTTCCCCACCGCACGGACACCGCCTGGTATCGCGAGGCGGTGCGTACCGTGCGCGCCAAGTGCGAGTGGTACGGCCGCATGAAGTTCCTGCGCGGCCAAGCCGACCGCGCCCAACTGACGCTGCTCGGAGCGCCGGCGCCGCTGCCACCGATGGAAGGCGAGACCAGTGCGCCCTTCCCTACTGTCCTGCTCTACTACGGCCGGCGGCGCGCACGGTTCGTCCGTGCGTTCGAAGGCGCGGGGGAGATTTGGACGCGATGAGCGCCTACCGCCGTCTGCCCGTCCTCGACAAGATGCGCTACGCGCGCCTGTCGGCGCCGCCGGCGTTGTGGCGCTGCCGGCTCTGCGGCGTGAAGGTGCTGGCGCGCGACCAGGCGGGACACACGGAGCGCGCGCACGCCGGCGCGAGCCATGGCTGGGACATGGTGCGAACGTGAGCGGCCGCGGCAAGCCGCTCGAATTGGGTGTCCTTCACGAGGCCAACGCGCTCCTGAGAAGCGGCCGGGCGGCGCTGGTGCGCCAGTTCCCGCGCATGGCTGCCGGGCCCGGCGGAACGATGCGCTACGCCGGTGAAGCGCCGGTCGACTTTCTCGGCGCCCGCAGGGGCGGCGCCTCGATGGCGCTCGAGGCCAAGGAGACGGAGCGCGAGAGCTTTCCGCTCGACGAGGACCACCTCAGCCGCGCGCAGATCAAAGCGTGCCGCGCGCTCGCCGCCATGGGCGTCGAGGTGCACCTCGTCATCGATTTCAAACGCTTGGGCGAGGTCTACGCGCTGCCCTGGCGCGCGGTTGACGAGTTCCTGGCGGCCCCGTGGCGCGCCAGCCTGTCACTCGACTGGGCGCGCGCCTATGGGCTGCTCTTGCCCGAGACCGACCGCGACGACACCGAGAAGCGGCGGACGCAATTTCTCGACGGCGCGCCGCACGCTGAGCAGGCGACGGCGCTGCTGCGCGTGCAGACCGAGCGTCAATCGTGCGCCGTCATTTCGCTGGACGAGCAGTTGGCCAAGGACGATGCGCGCGACCAGCGCTGGGCCGAGCGGCGCGCGCACAATGGCGCGCAAGGCGAGTCGCTGGCGCAGCTGATGGCGCGCAAGCCGGCGAAGGATGCGCCCGAGGCCGACCGCCAGCACTGGCTCGACGAGTATAGCGCGCGCGAGCTCGAGGCCAACCATCGGCGGGCCCGCCAGCAGCAGCGGGGGCAGGCGGGCACGTGGAAGGGGGGGCGAGGGTGAGCGGCGTCGACACGTACAAGGGCGAGAGCTGGCCGAAGAAGCTCGCGCGGGCTCATTTTTGGTTGAGCGCCTGTGTCCTTCTGCCGGAGTTTCGTGGTTCTCCGATTCTGTGTCTAGCGAGTCGGGAGGGAGGTGACATTTCGGTTTTGAAAGGTCTCGGGGTTGATCCCCGGAATATCGTTGCCGTCGACATCTGCGAGGAGGCTGCTGCCGCTGCGAAGACGCTTCATCCTGATGTGGACATTCGGTGCATGGATGTGGCTGACGTAATTGCACAACGCGATGGATTCCTCGTCTCGCTGCTCGATTTCTGTGGCCCGATTTCCGTGGCGATCGCGCGCACCATCGCCGCTGTAGCCAAAAAGACAAGGGCAACGGGCCTCCTCGGCGTCGCTCTTCTCAAAGGAAGGGAGACTCGAGTCGCGAGGAATTTCCTCGATAGCGAGTTTCGTACCGCCTACGCGGCGGACAAGGACAATCGGCTAACGCGCGCTCTCGCTCGACGAGGAGTTGAGGTGCGTCTGCGATACGAGGACGAAGGATGGAACCGCGAAGTCCTGGTTTCCAGTCTCGTGGAGGAGGCTGACAAGACTGTCCTGCTCCAAAGTATTGCGGCGATCTCCTATCAAAGTATCACGAAGAAGAACCGCGGCGTTCCCATGATGCTGACGGTGTTCATGCCAAAACGACTCAATCGGTACAGTCTCGCGAAATCGAAATTGCGAGCGATGAAGAGTTTTAATGAATATGTACGGTTGTCGCTCTTTGCTCAGCTTGCCGAAATGGGCGAGGTCGAGCGGAACAGATGGCTATCTTCGGATACGCCACCTCCAGCGCCATTAGACAAGGAAGTGCCGACGTCGCTCGACGCCTGCAAGCTTGAGGCAGTCCGTATTCTGATCGCAGCAAAGCAGCATGGCGTAAACGGGCCAGCCATATTGAATATCTCGCGAGGCGAGGCTGCAGCCCTTTTGGCCCATCACACGATGGGAACATATGACGAGGGGCGCGAGTGATGCCGACCTTCGACGAGCGGCTGGAGGTCGAGCAGCGTCTCCTGGCGGCGCTGCTGGCGTGGCCGCGGCCGGTCGAGCTCGACCCCAAGGACTTCCTCGCGCCCGCGCATCAGACGCTCTTCTGCGCGCTGCAGGAGCTCGGGGCGGCGCTGCTCGAGTTCCCGCTCGACCATCGGACGCTCAAGCAGGTCAGCGAGGTCATCCGGCGCTTCGACCTGGTGCACCTATTCAACAGCTCGGGCGGCGTCGAGGCGTACCTCGACCGGCTGCTCGAGATCGGCGGCATTGTGCCCAGCGACATTCCCGATCTCGTCGCCATCGTTCACCAGTGCCCGAGGTGTGGCAAATGAGCGACGAGCGCGACGATTTCGTAGACGCTGAGCACGCCGCCGCCGAATCCATCGCCCGGCGCAACGCCGAGATCGAGGAGTACATCCGCATCGAGCAGGAACGGCTCAAGAGCCGGAACGGTACGAACGGGGCCAACGGTTATCACTACACCGGCGAGGCGCGCCGCCCCGAGGACAACGCGCCCCCGCTTCCGACCAAGTACACCATGACGCGCATCGGCGACGTCATCGACACCGGCCCGCCGAAGTTCATGGTGCAAGGTCTGTGGCTCGAGCACGGCGCCGGCATCGTTGGTGGTGACCCGAAGTCGTGGAAGTCGTTCTTCACGGTGTTCATGGCCGTGCATGTCGCTGCCGGTCGGCGCCTGCTCAACCGCTTCGATTGCAAACAGGGGCGCGTTGTCATCTTCAATGCCGAGGACACGGCGCGTCTGACCCGCTATCGCATCGGCTGCATGTGCCGCGCGCTCGACCTCTCCATCGATGAGCTTGATCTGCACCTCATCGACACCCCGTCGCTGTTCATCGACGACCCGGAGCATGTCGAGCTCTTGCGCGGCACGGTCAAGGATGCTCGCCCCGAGCTGCTGATCCTCGACCCGCTGCGCAACCTGCACGGCCTGGACGAGAACGACAGCGCCATTCTGCCGCGCGTCCTGACGCCCCTGCGGCTCATACAGCGCGATTTCGGCTGCGCGGTGCAGGTCATCCACCACCTGACCAAGGCAAGCGAAGGGCGCACCATGGCATCGCGCATACGGGGCACTGGCGCGCTTCGCGGCTGGTATGACAGCGGCCTGGTGCTGGACCGGACCGAGGATGGCGGCCCGGTCAAGATCACCATCGAGCACCGCGGGGCAGAAGCCCCGGACGCGTTCACCATCCGGCTGCAGAAGTCGCCGGGCCCCGGGCCGGATGGCGCTGGTGATGCGTTGTGGTTCGAAGAGTGCGAGCCGCCGGACCACGGATCGCTGGAGGAGCAAATCCTTGCCTTCAAGCACAGCCATCCCGGGGTCTCCGGAAAGATGGCGATCCCCGAGCTGCGAGCCATGGGGATCAAGTTCCGCAATGGCGAGTTCTGGGAGGTCTGGAAGTGATGGCGACTCGTGTAGCCGCTCCCTCCCCGGTCCCCTCCCCGGTCCCCTCCCCGGTCCCGGTCCCCGTCCTAAAGGACGGGGACCGGGGACCGATCGGGCGGTCCCGGACCGGTCCCCGAGCGGGGACCAACGAAATCATTGAACTTTGCAAAACGTGGGGACCGGTCCCCGATCGGTCCCCGAGGGTGAAAAGTGGGGACCGAGTTTCCTTACAAAAACGAGGGGTATCTGTTACGTGGGTGCCGATCGCCCAGGTAATGAACGTGGAGACGCCCACATGATGGGTGACGACGGCGACAAGCCTGAGGTGGTAATGGGCGAGCAGGTCACGGGCGAGCTCGTGGAGACCGGTGGTCGCACCGAAAGTGCACCGCGCCGCGGTGGTGCGGCGAACCTGCGGCCACCGTGGAAACCCGGGGAGAGCGGCAACAAGGCGGGGTGGACGAAGCTGTCGCGCGAGCTGCGCATGTACATCGCCGGCGCTGAGGGCGAGGGCACGCGCGAGGACATCGAGGGCATCCGCGAACTAGCACGCAATGCCCGCAGCGAGCTCGTGAGGCTGCAGGCGCGCATCTGGCTTGCCGAGCAGGTGGTGGGCAAGTCATCGCAGCCGCTGACGCTCGAGGATGAGGACGGAAACAAACTCAAGGTCGGCATCATCGTTCTTCCCGCCGAAAGGAGCGACGACGAATGACGGCACGTATAGCAAAGGCCGGCATGATGACGTGTGTCTTCTGCGCCGGCAGCGGACGCGACCAACACGAGAACGCCTGCGAATTCTGCGACGGCAAGGGCGAGGTCGATGAGTTTACGGAGGAGGACACGCTCACGGAAGAAGGCGAGGAAGGCGAGGCGAACGGCGCAGACAAAAGCGAGGACGACGATGAAGGCGAGGACGAGGAAGGGGCCGACGATGGCGAGTGACGACGAGGGCACCAAGCGCATCCCACTCGACCAGCTCATGCCGCCCTCGCCCGAGCGCCGCATCCACGAGCAGCTGCTCGAGCTGTCGCAGCGCCAGGCGCGCGCCCTCGAGCGCATCGCCGCCTCGCTCGAGCTGGTGGCGGGTATCGTCACGTCGACCCTGGCCAACCCGCTGGACAAGGTGACCATCGAGCCGCCGCCGCCCGATGTGGACGAGTGACGGCCCTGCTCGTCGCCGCCGGCATGGTGCACCTGGGCGCCGTGGTGGCCATCATCGTGTTCGCGGTGCGGCGGCCATGACGACGCGCGGTACAATCACGGGACAGAAAAGGGGAGCGAATGACGGTTGACCTCGACAAGCTCGAACACGAAGCGCGTGCGCACCAGCTTGCGGATATGGACGCGATGCGGGTCCGTACCGTCGACGTACTCGAGATGGTGCGGCGCCTCAAGCAGGTCGACGCCATGCTGAAGGGGTGGCGCCACGCCGTCGAGGCCACCAAGCCATGAGCGACACCGATGACCTGGCCGCGTCGATGCTGCGACACCTCTACGCCGCGATGGACGAGCGCATCGACACGCTGATCGCCAGCGGCTACCGTGGTCTGCTGTACGCCTGGTACGACGACTCGCTGACGTTGCGCGTGGACACAACCCCACCGGTGGGACATGGAAATGTACGCGCCATCGAGCTGACCGACGAGGCGGTGACGCAGTACTTGGCGCACCGTCGCGTCAGGGGGCACTGACCGCGCGTGGTCGCCGCCGCCCTCAGACGCTGCCGCGGTTGCGGGCGCGAGCTGCCGCTGGCGCCCATCCCGCGCTTCGAGGTCTGCGAAGACTGCGGCTGGGAGCCGGCGCCGGGCCCGCAGACGCAGTTCCTGGCCGAGAATGCCTTCGAGGTGCTCTACGGCGGCGCCGCCGGCGGCGGCAAGTCGGACGCGCTGCTCATGGGTGCGACCAGGCACGTGGGCAACGGCGCCTATCGGGCGTTGCTGCTGCGCCGCACGTACCCCGAGCTCGAGCGCTCGCTCATCCCCCGCGCGCAGGAGCGCTTCGACACCATCGCGCCCGGCGGCTATGTCGGCTCGCCGACGCCGCGCTGGCGGTTCCCGTCGGGCGCCGTCATCGAGTTCGGCCATCTGCAGCACGAGACGGACCTCGCCAAGTATCAGTCGGCCGAGTACCAGTACATCGGCTTCGACGAGCTGGCCCACTTCACCGAGAAGATGTTCACGTACATGCTTTCGCGCCTGCGCTCGTCCAAGGGCATCCCATCGCGGGTGCGCGCAGGATCCAACCCGCCGCACGACCTCACCGGCGCGTGGATGGTCAAGCGCTGGGCGCCGTGGCTCGACCGCAGCCCCGACTACCACGGCGTGCGCGCCGAGAGCGGCCAGCGCCTGTTCTACGTGAACAGCCGCGCCAAGGGCGAGCGCTACGTGGAGCGCGGCACGCTCGACGAGGAGGGCAACGCCGCCCGCGCCCGCGTTTTCATCCGCGCGCTCATCGCCGCCAACCCCTACCTGGACCGCAACGACCCGGGCTACCGCTCGAGCTTGTTGGCGCTCGATCCGGTGTCGCGCGCGCAGCTGCTGGACGGCGACTTCTCGCGCATCGACAAGCCCGGCGCCGTGTGGAATCGCACGCTCATCGACGCCGGCCGCCGCACATCGCATCCCGTCCTGACCCGCGTCGGCATCGGCCTCGACCCGTCGGGCTCGCACCGCAAGGGGAGCGATGAGGCCGGCATCATCCCCGCCGGCGTGGGGCCGTGCTGGTGCTCGGGCGAGCGCGAGAACCACGCCTTCGTGTTCGATGACCTGTCGGGCGTCCTGCCGGCGACGATGCAGGCCAGGCGCTCGATCGCGGCCTACCATGACCTGAACGCGGACTTCGTCGTCGCAGAAATCAACTACGGCGGCGAGTGGATCAAGGCGACCATCAACGAGATCGACCCCAGCGTCAACGTCGACGTGGTGCACGTGACCAAGGGCAAGGCGGTGCGCGCCGAGCCGGTGGCGGCGCTCTACGGCAAGCTCGAGGACGATGGCACGGTCACCGGCTGCAAGGTGCACCACGTTGGGACGCTGGCCGGCCTCGAGAACGAGATGTGCACGCTCGACCCGCGCGAGCCGCCGAAGATCTCGCCCGGGCGCCTGGACGCGCTGGTGTTCGTGCTGTCGAAGCTGCTGCTCGGCGCGCCCGACGGCGTGGAGGGCATCCACTCGGACGGGCAGCGCCGCTGGGACCCGCGGCGCGACCGCGGCCGCATGATGACGTAGTTCTGGACACGGCGCGCAAATTGTGTTCTCCCTGCCGCATGCATGGGCATCTGGTCGCGCCTCTTCGGTTCTCCGCCCCCCGCCGTCGTCGCTGACCAGCGCGCGCTGCGGCCGAGCGCCCTCGCGTCGGCGCCGGCTGAGTCGACGCAGCCCGAGCCCTACCAGCGCATCGAGCAGCCCGGCTCGGAGATGTGGCGCTCCTATCCCGAGGAGACCATCACCCCCGAGAGCTGGCGCAGCATCCTACGCGACGCCGACCAGGGCTACACCTGGCGCCTCATGGAGCTCTACGACGCGGTGGCCAGCGACTACCACGTCGGCTCGCAGCTGCGCACGCGCAAGCTGGCCGTCGCCGGCGCGCCTGTCGAGTTCTCGCCGCCCAAGGGCGACGAGTCAGCGCTGGGCAAGGCGATTGCCGAGGACGCGGCGCTCTTCTGGGACCGTATCCCCAAGCGCACCGACCTGGTCGTCGACCTGCTCGACGACTTCTTCCGCGGCTTCTCGTGCGTGCGGCCGGTGTGGGACAGCATCAACGGCCGGTGGTGGGTCGTCTGCCACGAGGCCATCGAGACGCGTTACTTTCGCTTCGAGAACGCCATCACGCCGCTCATCTGCCCCGTGCCCGGCGGCGGCAGCGATGGCGTACCCGTCCCCGACGGCTACCTGTACTCGGAGTGTCGCGACAAGGCCGGCCCGGTGGTGCGCGCGGGCGTCGGCCGCGGCGTCACGCGCTCGTGGATGTACAAGGGCTACGCGCTCATCGACACGGCTAGCTTCATCGAGCGGTTCGGCACGCCCCACGTCCAGGTGAAGACCGACCGCACGCTGCAGCCAGGCGACAGGCTGCTCGAGCAGGCCAAGGACGCGGCGCGCGCCCTCATCGCTGACCAGATAGGCGTCATGCCCGCCGGCTGCACCGCCGAGATCTTGCAGGCCATCGACAACGCGGCGACGACCAAGGACGTCTTCCTCGCGTACATCGAGTTCCACGACAAGGCCATCTCGAAGGCCATCGTCGGCCAGGTGCTCACCGCCGACGCCGGCCCGGGCGGCATCGGTCACGGCGGTGCTGCCGAGGAGCAAGGCGACGTGCGCCAGGACCTCAGAGAGGCCGACGCCGAGCGCATGGGCCAGGTGCTCACGGACAAGCTCATCCGGCCCTGGGTGCTGTACCATTACGGCCCCAAGGCGCCGGTGCCGAACGTCTGCATCGACGTCGAGCAGCCCGACGACCGCGTGCAGACGACGCTGGCCGAGAAGCAGCGCGCCGAGACCATCAACATCCTCCGCTCGGCGGGAATGCGCATCAAGGCCAAGCAGCAATACGCCGATTTCTACCTCGACGTCCCCGACGGCGTGGACGACAAGACCGAGCTGCCGCTGCCTGTCGCGCCGCCGCAAGCCACCAACAGCGGCGACCCGTCGGGCGGCGTGCCGGAACCGGCCCCGAAGTCGAACGGGGTCCAGAAGCAGCCGGTGGGGGACGCATGAGCTGCCGTCGCTGCGGCGCGCTCGAGTGCGTGCAGACGGGCCGATTCGCCGGCAAGCTCTGCATGAATTGCGTCACGAGCTTGAGCCTCAGCGCTTGGTGGGAGCGCTCGGTGCGCGCGGACGCCCGGTCAAAGCGCCGCGAAAAGTACAGCGACCGGGTCAAGCTCCCCTTTCGCCCCGCGTCCTGACAGCGACGGCATTCCTCTTTTTGCTTGCAATCCTGAAATCGTTCAATTCATCTGCGCCTATGTGAATCGCCCCGCGCTTCCGCCTACCCTGGTCGCCTTCAGTGGCGGCACGCCGCTGTTCTCAGGCGGCGGTGAGGAGCAGGAAGCCGCAGATCTGACCAAGCCGCTCGACGTCGAGATCGCCCTCACCGGCAGCTACAAGACGCGCGGCTTCGAGCTGGCTGGCAAGCAGTTCGACGAGATGATCGCAAACCATCGGCGCTCCGGCGTCGATCCCGCCGTCGACCGTGAGCACGAGTCGTGGTTCTCATTGCCGTCGGGCCCCGCGCATGGGTGGATCAGCACACTACGCGTCGAGACGGCGACCGTGGATGCGCGCCGAAAAGCCCTGGTCGCCACCATCCACCTGAACGACCTCGGCCAGCACGCGGTCAAGAATGGCCACTACCGGTATGTCTCGATCGGCCTCGACAAGGCCGCCAAAGATCGCCAATCAGGCGAGCCACTCGGCGCCGCGCTCGATCACCTCGCGCTGGTCAAGAACCCGTTCATTCAAGGCATGCGCCCGCTGTCGCTGGCGCTGTCGTTACGGCTCGGCCGACCGGTCGAGGAGGAGCCCATGGAACAGCTCGCGCAGCAGCTGCGTCAGGAGCTCGGCCTGTCGGCCGACGCGCCCGAGGAGCAGATCATCGCCGCTCTCGCCGCCCAGCGCGGCAAGGAGCAGGCGCAAGCCGCCGATCGCGCCACGCTGGCCAACAAGCTCGCCGAGCAGCAGCGCATCAGCGCCCGGCTCGAGGGCGAGCTCGAGCGGCTGTCCAAGGACTCCGACGAGCGCGCCTCCCGCGAGTGGTGCGCCATCGTCGACCAGGCGGTGCAGGAGTTCCGCCTGACGCCGGCCGAGGCTGCGGAGCACAAGGCGCTCACTGGCGCCGAGCGCACGGTCACCGCGCGGCTGCTGGCCAAGCGCGTGCCCAACAAGCCCGCGCAGCCAGTGACGACGAATCCGACCACGCCGAGCGGCGGCGCCGGCTCGGCCAAGGGCACCACGACCGAGGGCCTGGGCGCGGCGCAGCTCGAGGCCATCGACGTCTACAAGAAGGCAAACCCCGACGCCACCGACGCCACGGCGCTCACCGCCGTGATCGTCGCCACCCCGGCGCTGTTCGCCACCCCCGTGGAGGGCTAACCCATGCCGGGCATCGACCACAAGAACACAACCCTCAAGGCGTACACGCTCGAGTCCAACCTGCTCAAGGGCCGCGCCTGCAAGACGGGCACGGTCACCGGGGCCGTCACTGCCGTCACCGCTACCACCGACATCGTCAAGGGCTTCGCTATCGATGACGGCGTCACCGGCGAGAACCGGGCAATCGCGGAGGACGGCGGCCACGTCATGGTCGAGGCCGGCGCGGCATTCTCCGCCGACGTCGACCTGATGATCGACTCGGTCGGGCGCGGCATCGCCTGGACCGCGGCGGGAGGCACCAACGTCCAGCGCATCGGCAAGGCGCTCGAGGCGGCCACCGCCGCGGGCGATTACGTGCCGATGCTGCTCGCCGTCACCACGAAGCAGGGCTAACGGAGGACCGGGACCATGGCCAACATCACCCAGTTCTACCGCTCCCCGCTGCTCTCGAACCTGGCGCTGCGCTGGCGCAACGCCTCGTTCATCGCGGACCGTCTCTTCCCGACGGTGCAGGTGCCCAAGGACCAGTTCGGTTACCTGCGCTTCGACCAGGACGTGGCCTTCCGCGTCTACGACGATCGCATGGCGCCGTTCGCGTCGGCGAACCAGGTCGACGTCCTGGCCACCCAGGTGTTCACGCAGATCACCGACAAGGCGCTCAAGGCGTACGTCGACCCGAAGGAAGAGGCGCAGCTGGGCGACATTTCGGCCCAGGCGCTCAAGACGAACGTGCTCATGGAAGCGATGGGCCTGGCGAAGGAGAACCGCGCCGCCACCATCCTCCGCGCCACCACCTCATACGTCGCGGGCAACTCGACCACGCTCTCGGGCACCGGTCAGTGGTCCGATCCGGGATCCAACCCCAAGAACGCCGTGCTCGTGGCCAAGCGCGGCCTGCTCATCCCCACCGACTCGCGCGTGATCATGTGGATGGGCAAGGACGTCTATGACGGCTTGCAGCTGAATTCGGCCGTCATCGCCTCGGTGCAGTACAGCCAGGGCTCGGTCGATACGCGCGACGTCCTGGCGCGCTACCTCCAGGTCGATGAGATCGTCGTCGGCGAGGCGTGGAGCGCCACCAACAACTTCGGGCAGACGCTCACCACCGGCCGCCTGTGGGGCAAGGATGCGGGCCTTCTCGTCGTCAACAACGGAGCGCCGCGGGGCATGGGCCAACTGCCGACGTTCGGCGTCGTCGCTGCGTCCACGGCCGCCGGCGGCCTGTGGAACGTCTACACCGGTCGCGACTCCGACCGCGGCACGAAGGAGGGCGTGACCATCGTCAAGGCCGAGGGCACGTACGACTTCATCGTGCAGGCCAACACCCTCGGCTTCCTCTGGAAGAACGCGGTCCTGTAAGGAGACGTTGATGCCCAAATACATCGTCAAACACGGCCAGCGCGTCTCCCACGGAGACCGGGGCGAGGCCGTCAAGCACTTCGCCAAGATGCAGCCGGGCCAGACCTTCGCCAGCTACGCGCCCGCGCCCGTTCGCGACTTCGAGGAGGGCGAGGAGGTCGAGCTGAGCGAGGAAGAGGCCGCGGCCATGCCGTGGGCCGTCTCCACGCCGCAGGAATTCGAGGAGCAGTCGTCGCCCAAGGCCTTCATGGATAAGGGCTACACGCGCGACGAGGCCGAGTCGATGGCCGCTTTGCGCAAGGCCGAGCTCGAGGCGCGTACCAAGGCCCGCCGAGCGCGTGCCGAACGGGGCGCCCTGCCGGGCCCCGCCTCGCTGCCCGGTGGCGGCATGGCACCGACCGACGGCTCGACCGAGGTCAACCCGCGCGTGGCCGGCAAGTTCCCTGACGACGCGCACGAGGCGCACAGGAAGCCCACGAAATAGCACCGCCGCCACCGCACCGACGTCGAGCAAAGGAGGGGAGGCGACATGGCCGGATCTACGTACTCGCCGCAGTCGCGCCTCAACCTATCCGACGAGCGGCTGGCCGAGCTCACCGACAAACCCAGCGCACAGGGCGTGATCGACCCGGCCGTGCTCGACGAGACCTCGCTCGACGCGCAGGACGAGATCGACAACCGGCTGCAGGGCTCGTTCCCCGTTCCGTTCGTCGCCCCGATCCCACCGACGATCGCCCGCCTGCATTCCAAGATCTGGAAGCGAATCCTCTTCGAACGGCGCGATTCGATGCAGGTGCCACTCACCGTCGAGGCCGACTACCAGAAGGCGCTTGCCGACCTCGAAGATCTGGCCACCCCAGGCGGCGGCGGGCGCATTCTCGTGGGGACCGCGGGCACCGGTAGCGCGCTCGGAGCGCCGTCGGCGGGCTCGTTCTCGAGCGACCCCGACAGCAGCGAGCCGGTGGCGCGCGTGTTCGGTCGCTTCAAGGACCGGCTCGGCTGATGGTGTCGCTCGCATTCAGCTTCGATACGAGCGCATGGCGCCGCGCTTTCGAGGGCGGCCTGCAGCGCGCGCGTAGCCTGCGGCCGGCGCTCGAGGAGGTCGGCAACATCGGCGTGGCCATCACCCAGCGCAACATCGAGGCCTCGGGCGGTCCCATCTCGTGGCCACCTCTGGCGCCATCCACGCTCATGGCCCGCGCAAGGCACCCCAACGGGCCTGGGAGCGGCTCCGGGCGGCAGGCGTATACGGGCGCCACAGGCGCGCGAGCGCTCACCCAGCGCACCATTGGAAGCGCCAAGCCGCTCATCTGGACGCGCGAGCTGATTCGGAAGATCAAGAAGTCCGTCGGCGACAACTACGTCGACTATGGATCGGATCTGGTCAAGAGCTGGACGCTGTTCTTGGGCTCGCGCCCGGGCAAGAAGCCCGAGGTGCCGGCGCGCAACCCGTTCGGGCGCACCGCCGCGGACAACGCCGCCATCATCGGCGCCTTCATGCGCCACCTGTTCGGCCACCTCAGGGGGCAGGCGTGAGCATCTTCGACCAGGTGCTCGACGGCATGGTGACGGAGCTCGACCCGCTGCGCGCCGCCGCGTGGGCGCAGTCGGACCGCTTCACGCTCAAGCGCTACATGGGCGAGAAGTTCAACGTCGAGGATGCGGAGACGCGCGGCGTCGCCGGGCGCACGCCGGCGGTGCTGGTGGCGCTGGCGGGCGATCGTCCCGTCCGCACGACCATGGGCGGCCGCCGCGCGCTGAACGAGCTGACGGTGCTGGCCATCTGCGCCAGCGACAGCCACCGCTCGAAGGACGATCGGGCCGTCGTGCTGTCGATGGTCGCCGACGTCCGCCACCAGCTCGGCGGGCGCCACCTGGGCCTGCCGATTCAGCCGCTGCGGTACGGCGGCCTCGATGTGGTGGCCGAGCACGAGAAGCTGTTCGCGTACGCAGCACGCTTCACCGCCCGCTATCGGGTCAGCTACGCCAAGGACCCGGGCGCGGACCTTCTGCTGGCGGCCGATGGGCAGATCGGGCCCCCTCTCGATCCGCTTGTCGGTCCGCCAGCACCTCAGATCACGGTCAACGGCGTCCCGGGCAGTGCCCGTTACGGCTACGACCTGCAGGTGCAGCGCAGCGGCTCGCTCACGGACTTCGGGCCGTGGGCGGCCGTCCACAACGCCCCGAACACGCTCGGCGGCGCGAATTCGATCCGCGTGACGTGGCCGGCCCAGGCCGGCGCGGTGGCGTACAGGCTCCGGCGGCGCTGGTCGCCGGCGGGCGGGCCGGTCGTGGGCGCCATCTACACCGGCGCCGCCACCAGCTTCATCGACGACGGCACCGTGGCGGGCAACGGCAATGTTGAACCCGTGCACGGGGTCGCCATCCAGGAGACATTCTGATGGAAGAGAAGACGGTGGTGGCGGGCGACCACGGCCCGGTGCCGATGGAAGACAACGGCCGGCGCTACATCGACAAGGAGCCGGTGACCATCAAGGTCACGGCCTACTACGCGCGCCGGCTCATGTCCGGCGAGCTCGTCGAGGCGCCCGAGGGGCTGGTGCGGTCCAAGAGGGCGCTGGCGGACGTCGAAGCGCACAGGCACCACCACGACGAGGGGAAATAGGCCATGGGCAAGATCGCACTCCCCACCGAGATCGTCACGAGCGACAAGACGCCGCGCACGGCGATCGGCCTCGATCGCACGTCGGGCGCTAAGCAGACCAGCCCCACCGCGCTCGAGGTGCTGCTGGTCGGGCAGATGGTCTCCACCGCCACGGTCGCCGCCAACACGCCCACCATGCTGCTACGCGAGGACGACGGCGCCAACTACTTCGGCGCCGGCTCCATGATCGACGTCGCCTGCCGCGCCGCCTTCCTGGCCAACCCGTTCGTCAAGCTCAGCGCGGTGGCGGTGGCGGATGGGGGCGTGAAGGCCACCGGCACCGTCACCTTCGTCGGCAACGCCGGCGTCTCGACCGCCTTCCGCATCCGCATCGCCGGCGTCGAGTACGCGATCGACGTCAGCGCCGCCGACACCCCGACCATCATGGCTGCCGCCCTCGCGGCCAAGGTCAACGCCGACAAGGCATGCCCGGTGACTGCCGTTGCCGCCATCGGCGTCGTCACCCTCACCGCCGACAACGGCGGCACCGTCGGCAATGGCATCAGGCTGGCCTTCAATAGCGGCACGCTGACGGGTGGCTTCGACGCGCCGACTTCGCAGGTGGTCACCACCGCCACGCTTTCGGGCGCCACCTTGGCCGCCGGCACCGGCACCGCATCGCTCACCAACGCGCTCGCCAGCGCCACCGGCAAGCGCTACCACAAGATCGCCATCCTGCTCGATGACTCGACCGCCGGCGGCAGCGCCAAGCTCCACACGGACACCGAGGGCGACGCCGAGCACAGCCACGGCGAACAGTACGTGCAGGTCCTGAACGGCACGCTCTCGGCCGCAACGACGCTGGCGGGCACTGCGAACGCCTACCGCGGCGTCCTGGGGGCCATCAACGGCTCGGAGACCTGGTCGGTGGCCATCTGCGCCGCCTTCGCAGCCGCGTGGAGCCGCGAGGAGGTGCCGACGCGGCCGCTGAACGGCCTGGTGCTGAACGGCGTGCTGCCGCCGCCGATCGCCACTCGCTGGTCCCGCACCGAGACGCGCACCCTGCTCGACAACGGCGTCACCCCGCTCTACGTGGTGCCCGGCGAGCAGGTGGCGATCATGCGCGCCGTCGTGACCGGCGTGAAGAACACGGCCGGCGACTTCGACTACTCGATGCTGGACGTCACCAAGATCCAGGGCTTCGACTTCTTCCGCGACAACATCAAGCTGATGTTCGATACGAACTACAGCCGGTCGCGATGGGCGGACTCGGACCCAGACGGGCTGCTACCCACCGACGTGGCCACGCCCGAGAAGGTGCGCATCGACCTCATCGACGTGGCGCGCGACATGGAAGCGCTCGGCGTCGTCCAGAACGTGGACGCGGTCAAAGACCAGTTCATCGTTGAGAAGAACGGCACTCACTGCGAGTTCTCGGTGCCCGCCATCATCGTCGACGGCATGCACGAGAAGCTCGGCAAGATCGTCAACATCCTGCGCGTGCCGCTGAGCTGAGGAGCGATGACCCATGGCTGACACCGAAGCTCAGTTCATCGAAAGCAGCACCCTCCAGGTCAACGGCGTCGACCTGGACGATCTGATCAACGAGGTGGCGGAGCAGGCCGACGCCAACCTCAAAGACGTCAACACGATGAACAAGGCCGGCGAGGTGCGCGGCTTCAAGCAGGGCAACGTCCGCCTGACCTTGCAGGTGAAGGCCGAGCGCATCGTCGACGTGCGCGTGCCCGACTGGTATGAGCTGATGCGCACGAAGACGTACTTCAGAATCGCCGTCCGCTACAACGTCGGCAAGCCGCGCAGCTACTTCAGCTGCCGCGTGAACAACATCTCGGAGACGTCGACCGAGGGCGACTCGTCGCTGAGCCTGACCATCCGCGCCCGCCGCCGCAAGGAAGGGTAAGGCGTGCCGAAGGCGTTCCTCAAGCGCATTCAGCCGGCGCGCGAGCGCTGGAAGCTGCTCGAGTGGCCGTTCGCTGTCGATGGCGAGGATCGGCCCAAGGTCAAGATGTGCGTGCTGAGCCAGACCGAGGCCGAGGCGGCGCACCTGGCGACCATCGACCACTTCAAGGCGCGCAAGCCGGCCGTGTCGGTGCTCGATCTGCCCTTCGCTGCCCGCGAGCGCGCCGAGATCGTCTTCCGGGCGTACAGCGACGAGGGCGAAGCGCTGGCACGGAACGTCGATGAGCTCACGGATGAGCTGTCCAAGGATGCCATCCTCGAGCTCTACAACACGTGGTCGCAGTTCCAGTCCGATGTGACCGCCGCTCCGCACACGTCCCAAGAGATGGACGAGCTCGTGGAGTATCTAAAAAAAAGTGGGGATCCGGCTCGGCTGTCCGGCTTTCCTTCAACCTGGCTGATCGGGCTCATCACTACTTTGGCAAGCCGGCTGTCCAGCTCGACGCCGGCGAACGAGCATGGTTGATCGCCATGTGGGCCTCGGGGCAGATCCTCGAAGCAGAGGCGCGCCAGAAGCGCGAGGATAGCGCCGCGGGCGTGCACCGCGTCGGCCTGTCCCCGGCGGCCATCCTGCGCCGCGCCAAGGCCAAGAAGGAAGCCGAGCGCGCGGCCAAGACGGCGAAGCAGAAGGCGGCGCGCCGGTGAGCGATAGCAGCGACCTCGAAGCCCACTTTCGCATCGTCGTAGACGGCAAGGGCGAGCTCGAGGAGCTCTACAGCAGCGGCGAAGCCGGCGCCAAGCGGTTCAGCGAGAACACCGCCCGCTACCTGGAGCGCGCCGGAGCTGCCCTATCCGCCATCGGCGCAAAAGGCAAGGCAGAGCTCAGCGCCTTCGCGGGGCAGGAGCTCGGCGGCTCTCTCGGCAGCGAAGCCCGCGGCGTCCTCAAGCTGCGTGACGCCATCAACCAGCTGGCGGTGTCGTCGGGCGGCGGCAACGAGATGATGGACAGCCTGAACAAGCAGATTCAGGCGGTGGCGGTGTCCTCGAACCAGATGCAGGGAGATGTCGCGGCGGCGCTGCAGGCCTTCGTCGAGAAGACGGGCGACATCAAAACGGCGCGCGACAACATCGCCGAGTACGGTCGCGTGGCGACGGCGACGAGCGCGGCGCTGAGCGACGTTGCCCAGGTCGGCGTCGAGCTCAAGGAAAAGCTCAACATCAGCGAGCAGACCAAGTCGTTCGCGCTCCTCGCCACGCTGTCCAAGGCGGGCTCGATCGAGCTGCGCGACTTCGCACGCCAGGCTCCGCGCATCTTCAACGTGGCGGCATCGGCGGGCGTGAGCGGCGAAGCTGGACTGCGCCAAATTGGCGCATTGTCCGAGGTTTACGGCCAATTCGTCGGCGGCAGCGGGGCAAACAAGGCCGCGCGCGTCGCGACCTCCATCGAGAACACGTTCGCGAGCATCGCCAAGAAGCTCCCGCAGCTCGAGGCGGCCGGCGTCAAGGTCCAGGGGCGCGACCGCTTCGACGTGCTCTTCGACATCATCCGCAAGACGGGCGGCGATGAGACGAAGCTGCGCGAAGTGTTCTCGCAGCAGGCCATGCGCGCCGTGCTCGGCTTGGCCAACCAGTTCAAGCAGACCGGCGGCTTTGGTGATTACGAGCGGCTGCGCACGATAGGCGTGGACACCTCGCTCATCGGCAAGGACTTCGCCACGCGCACCAGCACGGGCGAGGCGAAGCTCAGGGCGAATCAGATCGGGCGACAGCGAATATATGAGAAATATCTGGGCGGTATCGCCGAGTTCGGCGCCGAGCACGCCACCGCGCTGCAGGCGGGCTCGTATGGCCTTGGGTTGGCCGGTCAGGGCCTGAGCCTGCTCGGGCGCGCTGGCGGCGCGCTCGGCGGGCGCGTGGGCGCGGCCGTGGGCGCTGCGACTGCCCAGCGCGTCTTCGTCACCAATTGGCCGGGCAACCTCGGTGGGGCCGCTGGCGCTCTGCCCCCCGGCCGCGTGGCGGGGGCGCTTGGCAAGGCGACGGCGGTGCTGGGCGTGGGCCTGGCCGCATACGAGCTCACCACGCTGGCCGATGAGGCGGCGGGCGGGCGCATCTCGGGCGGCGTGGCCAAGGCGATGGGCTACCTATCGGGGCAAAAGGGCAAGCTGGCCGGCATCGAGGGCGCCGGCGCCGAGCTCCACCAGGTGCAGCTCGCCCGGCAGAAAGCCCACCGCGATGCGCTGATTCAAGATTGGGAGATCAAAGGGCTGAAGCACGGAGCGGCGCTGAACGCCGCCGACCAGCAGATCAAGGCCGAGGTCAAGAACCTCACGGTGGTCATCAACGGCAACGAGGCGCACGTCGAAGATGACAGCGGCACGCGCTCGCCCAAGGTGCTGGTGCGCCGCGGCGCCGGTGGTGAAGAGTAGTGGCCGCCACCTGGTCGGACATGCTGCAGGACGGCGGCTTCGATGGCGTCAAGTTCGAGTTCGTGCGCTCGACGCTCGAGGGCGGCAACGACCTCGACCAGCAGGCGTTCCCGAACCGCGCCGGACAGCGGATCAAGGGCCGCGGCCGCAAGGGGCGCCGGTTCCGCATTCTGGCCATCTTCGTCGACGACGACTACCCCGAGAAGATGAACGATCTTCTGGCCAAGCTGGAGAACGGGGGCGCGCCCAAGGAGTTCGTGGATCCCATCTTCGGCTCGATGCAGGCCTCGGTCGACAGCTTCACGGTCCTGCACGACGCCGACGACGCCAGTGATGCGGCCTCGATCGATATCGCGCTCGTCGAGGATACCGGCGAAAATCTGGGGCTGAAGGCGGTCACCAACACGACGCCGGCGCGCGCCAACGGGGTGCGCGCGGCAGTGACCAACGTCTTCGTGGCGCTGTCGGCGTTCCAAGCGGCGACGGAGGTGCAGAACAACCCGCACGTGCTCGAGGTGGTCGGCCTCGTCAACGCCGCCACCAGCGCCACCAGCACGCTGGCCGACTCGCTCGAGGAGACGGGCGACCAGCTGAGCGCGCCCGCGGTTCAGCAGCAGGCCAACGCGGCGCTGGGGTCGATTGACCTCGCCGTGACCTCCAACGCCGACTACGACTCGATCGAGTCCTACGACCTGGGCGCGGCGCTCCTGGCCATGTCGGCGGCGGCGTCGGGCCTGGCGCAGGACCTCATCGAGGCCAAGCCCCCGCTGCAAATCTACGTGGTGCGCGCCGACACCAACCTGCTGGCGCTCGCCTTCGATCTCTACGGCGACAGCTCGCGCGCCGACGAGCTGCTGGCGCTCAACTCCCTGCCCGACCCCGCGTTCATCCCGGTCGGCTGGAAGGTGCAGGCCTATGGCTCTTAGCCTGGCTGCGGTCCGCGCCGCGCTCGACGATGACACCATCCAGATCGTCATCAACGGCACGTCCTACCAGGACTGGCAGAAGATCGACGTCGACTCTGACATCTTCACGCCCGCCGACGGCTTCCAGGTCGAGGGCGTCATCCCGGCGCTCAAGCCGACGCAGGCGGAGACGCGCGCCGGCGCCCCACCGAACGCGCTCGACGACTTCCGCGAGGGCCAGGCGTGCGATGTCTACGTCGGGCTCGACCGGCAGATGGCCGGCGTCATCGACGACGTGGAGATGAGCAGCGACCGCCGCGGCTCGAAGCTGGTCATCCGCGGGCGCGACAAGGGGGCCTTCCTGGTCGACGGCGAGACCAAGCACATCAAGGCGTCCAAGTACACGATCAAGACGCTCGTCGAGGCGCTGCTCGATCCGTCGTGGGGCATCCGCAACGTGATTTTGTCCAACGAGGACAATCGCAAGCTGGTGCTCGGCAAGAAGGACAAGAAGCCGCCGATCGCCTCCCTGCCCAAGTTCCTCCAGCCGCTGGTGCGCGCGCGCACGAAGGTCGACCACGGGCAGAGCCTAGCGTCGATCTTGGACCAGCGCACGCGCCAGCTCGGCATCACCTGGTGGCTCACGGCCCAGGGCGACATCTTCCTGGGCAAGCCCAACTACCAGCAGCAAGCGGCCTACCACTTCAGCGCCGGCGCGTCGCCCAGTAGCGACGTGGCGACCAACGTCGAGTCCTGGCGGGTGCTGCGCTCGGCCTCGGAGCGCTACTCGGAGCTCAAGGTCGCCGGCCAGGGGTGGCCCGACCCGAAGCGGCTTTGGGATACGAACGCGGGCCCGCCGAAATACAACGGGCTGTCCCGCGACCCGGACCTCGTCGAGCGCGGCATCGTGCGCAAGCTCATCGTGTCCGAGGCCGACGCGACGTCCAACAGCGAAGCGCAGCAGCGCGCCGACTGGGAGATGGGCAAGCGCCGGCTGCGCGCGCTGGTGCTGAACGTGACGGTGCCCGGCTTCCGCCAGAACGACCGGCTCTACGCGGTCGACACCATCGCCACGGTGAAGATCGAAGAGGCGGGCATCGACGGCACGTTCTACGTGACCCAGCGCAAGTTCACCGAGGACCGCGGGCGGCGCCGTACGTCCCTGACCCTGCATGAGACGAAGGTGTGGTTGCCGTGAGGGATCCGCTCAAGTTCATGGTCCAGCTGGTGACCGGCATCGAGATCGACGAGGACGGCACCGCCACCTGTCAGGGCGCCGACGGCGACGAGCTCGAGCCCACGGTCGGCTGGCACTTCGGGTTCTACTCGCGGCCGGCGGATGGCGCGCGCGGCGCGGTGCTGAAGGCTGACGGGCGCGGCAATACCGCGCTGCTCTTCTGTTACCGGGACAAGCAGTACGAGCTCTCGCTGCAGAAGGGCGAGGCCGGCGTCCAGAACGCCTTCGGCGCGTCCACGCTGTGGGACAAGAACGGCAACATCATCGCGACCCCGGGCGGGAGCGGCAAGGTGCAGCTCGGCGGCGCGACCACGCCCGACGCGGCGGTGCTGGGGACTACCTTCGACGCCGCGCTCGACTCGTTCCTGACGTCGATGACCGTGTTCAACACCGCGTTGCAGACGCTGGCCAACGCGCTGGTCCCGACCACCGGTGTGGCGCCAGGCGCACCCGCCGCTTTTGTGACCGCCTCAGGGCTCTTCGCCGCCGCCATCAACACGCTCAAGAACGCCAATTACCTCAGCCAGACGGTGGCCCTCAAATGAGCGACCGCAAGCTAGATCCGGTCACCGGGGACTTCCGCTCGGCGGCGGGCGGCGCCTTCGAGCAGTGCGACGTCATCGAGAACCAGATCGCGTTCAGCTACAAGATCGCCGCCGGCTCATGGGAGGGCGATCCCGAGCTCGGGCATCGCTTCGCCGAGCTCGACCGCGCCCAGAATACGCTCGCCAACCGCAACCGGGCGCGCGAGCTCGCCGTGCTGGCGATCAAGTGGCTCATCGACCTCCGCTCGGTCGAGTCCGCCGACGCCATCGTCGAGAGCATCGGCGCCGAAGGCGTCGCCTTCGAGGTCGACTACTACCTGCCCGGCGCACAGAAGCCGCGTAAGGCGGGCCCGTTCCTCGTTCCCGTCGGTGGGGGGTAACCGTGGCTTTCTCGATCCCGACCCGCGAGCAGATCTTTTCGGCGTTCATCGGCGACTACGGCGAGGCGCAGCGCGACAAGAATATCAGCCGCGCCAGCGATCCCTACCGCCTCGGGCGCGTGGTCTCGGGCGCGGCGTGGAACATCGTCGCCAAGCTGCTCTACGTCCTCAAGCAGGCGCTGCCCGATGCCACCGTGGCCGAATTCCAGGACCGCTGGGGGGCCATCTACATCTTTCCGCGACTGCAGCCGACCATCAGTACCGGTCCGAATTCGCTGCGGGTCACGGGAACCATCGGCAACGCAGTCACCAACGGCGCGCAGTTGGCCCATGCCGACGGCACGCTTTACCAGATCACGTCAGTGGGCGCCGTCATCGGTGGCGACGGCACGGCGCTGGTCAGCATCGAGTCGATTTCCAAGGGCCTGGCCACCAACAAGGGCATCGGCGAGGTGTTGACGTTCGTGTCGGCGCCGCCGGGGATCATCGCCGATGCGACGCTCGAGGCGGCGCTGACCGGCGGCATCGACCTCGAGAGCCCCGAGGCCTACTCCCCGCGGCTGCAGGCTCACATCGGCGACCCGCCCGAAGGCGGCGCCATCCACGACTACCAGGAGTGGGCGCTGAGCATCGCCGGCGTCACCACGGCCTACGTCTGGGCGCACCGCCGCGGCGGCAACACTATGGACGTGGCCGTACTCGGCAGCGGCACCGGGGCGGCGCGCGTCGCTTCCGCAACTGTAATGACCGCCGTCGACGACTACATCGAGAGCGTGCGGCCGGGCAATGTGCGCGACTTCCTGGTGCTAACGACCGTGCCGGTCACGCAGGACGTGAAGTGCACCATCATCCTCGACAACACCGGTTACAAGTGGGACTGGGATGACGCCGGGGTCGGCTACACCATCACGGCGTGGAGCGCCGTCGCCAAGACGATCACGGTCCCGACGGCCCCGGCCAGCGTCATCGCTGGGCTGCGGCTGCAGGTGCGTGGCGAGGAGGCGCGGGTGACGAACCGCGTCGGCAACGTTCTGACGCTCACCTTCGACAGCAACCATGATGGCAATCCCGTCAACTGGTTCACCTTCACGGTCGCGGCTGGTGCCGATGTGATTCGCGCGTCGGGCGACCTCGTGCGGCCGGTCCGGTTCGCGATCATCGACCTGTTCAACACGCTGGGGCCGGTGCGCAGCACCTGGTCGGAGACGAGCTGGAACGACCAGCTGAGATTCAGCAAGCTTTTCGCCGCCATCACCGACGTCGACGGCGTGGACGACGCCACCATCATCACGCCCAGTGGCAACGTCTCGCCGCCGGCTGACACGTTCGGCCCGTCGGTGTCCTTCCTGGTGCCAGGCAAGATCGAGGTGCTCAAGCCATGAGCCTGCCGCTGTCATTCGCGCAGGTGAAGGCCGTTCTCAAGCGGTTATCCCCCGAGTGGCCGTCGACAGACGACACCACGAGCGTCGGCAAGGAGCTCGGGTCCATAGCCGTGGCCCTCGGCATGGCCAAGGACCTGGTCGACGCGCTCATCGACGAGCTCTTCCCCGACACCACCACCTACCTCATCGATCGATGGGAGAAGATCACGCGGGTGGCCTCGGTTCCGAGCGACCCGATCGCCACCCGTCGGGCGCGCGTGCTGGCCGTTCTGCGCCGCATCAACGGCCCGCGCATCAGCCAGCTCGAGCAGATGCTGGCCCCCGTCCTCGACATGGCTGTGGGCGATATGGTGTGGGTCGAGCAGCTGCGCAGCTTCATCGAGGAGGCGCTGACGCAGACGACGGGCACGGTGGCGCTGGCGGTGGCCTCGACGGCGCCAGGGCTGTCCGTCCCGCTGGGGCTGCCCTGGCCGGGCGTCGTGGACGATACGGGCGTGAAGGTCTACATCGCGATGAGCGGCATCGGCACGACCGTGGCAACGTTGACCAGCCCGGCCGGCACTGTGTGGGCCATTCCGGTCTCGGCCGCCGTCGGCTGGTATTTCACCCGCAGTCTGTTCGTGGGCGAGCTCGCTGGCGGCCGCTGGACACTGAACATCCGCGACAGCTCGGCCCCCACGCTCACCGAGGCGCGCCTGCTGGTGTCGAACAACATCGACAGCGGGCAGATCGTCAACTTCTACCTGCTGCGCGACCCGTCGCTGCCCGGGTCGCCAGACCTCGTCGAGGCGCAACGTTTGTTCCACAGGACTGCACTCGGCAACATGCGGGCGTTCGTCATCGAAACGCTGGCGCTGACGTTCGACGATCCGCACAGCCTCATGGACCGCGACCCGATGGGGGTATAGGCGATGGCACTTCCGTTCAGCAGAGACGAGACCGCAATCCCGGGCACGACCCAGGTCAAGAGCAGCATCTGGAACAAGCTGCAGGACTACATCGTGTACATGTTCACGGGCGGAAGGTCCGTGAACGGACTCATCATCGATGGCGTCGGCGACGTCGCACCAGGGTTACCACCGAAGAGCCACCTGATCATCTCCGGGCTGTCGCCGACACTAGCAGCTGGTGCTGGCGTCGGTACGAGCCCCACGCTGGCCGTCGCGGTCGGGAGCGACTGCATTGGCCAGATCAACATCACGTGCGGGACGTCGCCGACAGCAGGCCAGAAACTCGCCACGGTCAGCTTCCACGACCCCATGGGGCGAGCCATCGTCAGCCTCTCGCCCGCGAATGGCCTTGCGGCGAAGCTCACCGGCGACAGCATCGTCATCGCGTCGCCGAACGTGACCGGCGGATCGTGGGACCTGATCTATGCAGGCGCCACCGGCGTGCTGACGGCCGGCCAGACGTACTCGTGGTTCTACACGGCCTTCGGCACGACTCAGTGACCGCAGGGCGCGCAGAATCCGTCGCTGACGCAGTTGGTAGCGGCCCCGATCAACCCTGGCGGCTGGCACTTCGGCTCAGCGCAGGTGATGTCCTCGGACACGCATTGCTGCCCCTCGGGGCAATCCTGAGCTCCCGTGCAGCGATGAACGCCAGCCGGCTCTTCGTCCAGCGGTAGCGCTCGCTCCACACAAGCCCCCGAGCTCATCGCCACCAGCAACATCACGATCGCGCGCATCATCCCCCCCTGATTCCTATTGTACAGCGGCGTGAACAGGACCGTGTGATGTCCTATTCCGACGCGCTGAGGCCGACCGCGCTACAACGTCAGATTTTAGGGATTTGTGTCCTACAACAACGTTCATAATTTTCCCGGTTGACATCAAACGCCGACAATGACTTACTTGGGATTCATGGTGGACACTGCGATACAGTCGTCTCGTCAGCAGACCGGAGCTCGAGACGACGTGGGACGCAGGCCCAGCGAAAAGAAGACGATCCAAGTAGCGGTCCGTCTGGACGAGGACCTGCTCGCTGATATTGACGCCGAAATCGAAGAATTGCGCCGGTCATCGGGCGTGGTCATCACCCGCAGCGCCCTCATCAAGGCCTGGCTCGAAGAGACTAGGCAGCGGCGTCGGGGCAAAAAAAAGTAAGTACACGCCGGTCTGTAGTCTGCTTGCAGCCGGAGCCTCGTCAGCTTTGTCGGCGGCTCACGTCGAACCGCTGAATCCATGGGACGCTGTCGGCTCGCCAATGTGGCGAACCGGGCGCGAAGGGGAGGTCTCAGCTATGAGCGTTTCTCGAGCGATGAAACCTGTGAGGAATGTGCGGTGCGCGACTGAGCGCCAGAGCGGTTCCTGCCCTGCACAGCCGTCCGGCAAGGATTTCATGGAGAACCAGGCCATCTGCCAGATCGCCAAGATCCTCGTCGGTGGCGTCGCCCGCACGCAATGGACGCATGCTCTGTACGATGCCCTGGGCGAGGCTCAGCGTGTCCAAGGAAGGGGCGAGCGGGAGCATCTCGCCCGGGCGTTCAAGGAGCTAAGCCACTGAAGGTGGCCCGCTGTCGAGCATCAACTCGGCGGCGGGCCTGACAGGAGAGCACTCTTTTTCGCTGGCAATCTACCGCCAGTTGTGTACCTCTCGCCCCATGTGACGAAACCGGCCGCACTCGCCCTCCTCGCCGCCCTCCTCGTCCCCGTCGCTGCCTCAGCGCAAAACGCAGTCGCCTACCGCGTGGGCCCAGGCCTGCAGCTCAGCTGCGGCACCAGCGCGCCGACGGCGTCACCCTCGCGCGGCATCCTGTGGTGCAAGAGCACCGATAGCAACAAGCTCCACTATACGGACCCGAGCGCCAGCGATATCGCTCTTGGTGCCGGCGGCAGCGGCGGTGGCGCCTCGACGCTCAAGCTGACGTACGCGGCTGGTGCAGCGGCGGCTGACAGCATCCTCGCGCTCGACTCGACGCGCGGGCCGATGATTCTCCGCGACGGCGCATCCACCATCGGCAACCTTCTACAGGTGCAGAACAGCGGCGCCTCGACCTCCTACTTGCTCATCGCTGGCAACGCCACGCAGCAGATCAAGAGCGCGCAGGCGGACGGCGCCGGCAACGTCGGGACGCGCGTGGACACGACCACCAATTACGCGACCGGCAAGATCTTCCAGCTCATGTCGAACGCCGTCGAAAAATGGTCGTGGCAAGCGGCGACGGCCAACATGCCCGCCAATGCCGTCTTGTCAGGCGCCTCGAGCGCAACCAATACGACGGCGCTGACGATGACAACGAACGTCGCCGACGGCGCCTCGTCCATCGCGCTGAAGGTGAACAACTCGGCGGCGTTGTCGACGGCCGGGGCCAAGTTGCTCTCACTGCAGTCAAACGGCGTCGAGCATGTCGCTATCACGCTCGGTGCACTGAACCTGCTGAACTCCAGCTTCACCAACTTCGGCTTTCAGAACGCCAATGGGACTGGAGTCGTCGGTCAGGGCTCGTCGCTTTACCTGTATTCGAACAACTCTGGCACTCTCGAGATTCTCGACTTCAATTACCTGCGCCCATCATCTGACGGTCGCCTCGCGCTTGGATCTTCGGCTCAGCGTTTCAGCGGTCTCTACAACAACGGCGCGCTCTCGGGCAAGTACACCAACCAATCGGGCACCACCTACACCATCGGAGCCGGTGACTTCATCGTCGGCATGAGCAGCACGAGCGCGCGCACCGTCACGCTGCCCGCTGCCAATGCCTTCGCCGCTGGGCAATTGCTCATCGTGCAGGACGAAGCCAACAACGCCGCGACCAACAACATCACGATCAACCGCGCCGGCGCCGACACGATCAACGCCGCTACCAGCATCACCATCACCGCGAATTCTGGTCGCCGCCTCTTCTACAGCGACGGCACATCGAAGTGGTTTGCCCAGTGAAGGGGGACAGCATGCGCCGGCTCGTATCAGCGCTTTTTTCGTTCGGCCTCGTGGTCGCGCTTGGGACGCTCGCGCGTTCGGACACGGCCAAGGGGCCTCGGAAGTTCTCCGTCGGCGTCGGCCAGCCGGCGAGCGGCCGCGTGGTGCGCGGCGCCACGGCTCCCGGCGGCACGCTCACGGTCACGCGCGCGAGTATCACGGTGCAGGCCGATGGTAGCCAGGTCATCACGCTCATCTACCAAAATGGCGCCAATGCCATCGTGTCACAGCGCACGCTGCTCATCGACTCGGCGTGTTCGCGAATCGTCGACAACATGGGCAACGTCGTGTTGGCGAGTGGGCCGACGACGGAATGCTCAGCGGCGTCGGCGTTCATCACGCAGGTCGATTCCAGCATCAACGCCGCTGCAACGGGCGGCAAGCTCAATCTCTGATGGCCGTGATCGCCGGCAAGGACCGCCGCGGCCTGGGCGAGATCGTCACGCTGGCGACCATCCTCGTGATCATCGGCGGCGTCGTCATCGTCGAGCTCTTCGTCACGCACACCGCCTCGACCGAGCTGATCGTCGTCCTCGCCGGTGTGGGCGCGGCTCAGGGCGCTCGCGGTGTGCAATCGGCGATGGAGCGCGGCGCTTCCAGCGAAGTGCGCAACCATGAGTCATCGGAGCTGCGCGCGGCCGCCGAACGCTTCGAGAAGGCAGTCGAGCGCGTCGAGGCGCTGGCTGATGATTCTCGCCGCGCTGCCAGCGAGCACCAGCGCCACAGCATGGAGGTCATCGAACGCCTCATGACGGCGGCGACCAGGATCCCAAGGGGTGAACCATGATCAAGCTGCAGTATGTCTGGGACCACCGCGCCGGTATCGCCGCCTCATTCATGGCGGCGGCGACCGCCTATTCGTTGGCCATCGCGACACCGCTGGCGCGCGTCATCAAACGGCCTGATGCGGCCGCCACCTGGTGGAAGCGCGCGGCGTACGATCTCTTCATCGATACGCCCTCGTGGCTCGCGGCGCTCGGGCGCAGCGGCATTCTCGGGGGCATCTTCAACCTGCCCGGAGTGCCTTCGCGGTTGCCCTTCGACAACCCCACGAGGGCGGCGTCGCAGGTGATGCGAGCTCGCAAGGTCCTTGCCTCTGAGGACGCCAAGATGAACATGCGCCCGCCGGGAGGCGGCAATGGTGGCGGGGGCGGCGGGGGCGGCATGGTCAAGATCGAGCAGAAAAAAGTGACCATGCGGACCCCCGGCATACTGCTCCCGTTCCTGATCGCCCTCGGCCTCGCCGGCATGCTGGCGGCCGCCAGCGGGTGCGGCACCGCGGGCGCGCAGGCGCTGGGGCGCTGCGAGATGAATACGATCCCGCAGGTGCTCGAGGGTCTGCTCGTGCGCGTGGTCGCCGCCCTGTTCATGCCCGGGGCCGATTGGACCGCGCAGCTCGAGCAGGCCGGCAAGGATGCGGCACCGGGACAGGTGGGCTGCCTTGTCCAGGCAGTCAGCGGCTTCATTGAGGACCTGACCAGCAAGCGCGGCCAGGCCGATGATCGGTTCATCGAGGCCCGGCGCCGCGGGCGTACGTTCCTGGATGCACACCCTGCGTCCGCCAATTGCGAACCACTACCGGAGCGTAAGTTACCGTCGCTGCTTGAAGAGCAAGAAGGCGCTCGCTTCGGGGGCGGCGGAGCTACCGCATCGTTTAGTGCGCCGGGCGTGCACTAGATGCGCATCGCCCTGCTCAATATCTCGGCGGCGCGCAATGACGATTTCGAGGTCATGGCGAAGGCGCTGACGATCTATCTGTCGCGCGACGTCGGGCCGGCCTGGGAGCGTAGCGAGTCAGAGGTCAAATTCATGCCGGGCCTTCAAGAAGCGCCGGCGGGATGGAGCCCGCTGGTCATCTTCGAGGCACCAGACCAGCCGGGCGTGCAGGGGTATCACGACGTCGACGAGCAGGGCCGCCCCTACGGGCGCGTCTTTCGTAGCTGCATCCCTGGCGGCGCGGTGCTGTGCGATCCCACGGGAAAAGGCGCGGCCATTGCGCCGGTCGCCGCGCATGAGGTGGCCGAAATGCGCCTCGATGAGCTCGCCAATTCCTGGTTTGACGGTCCTCTTCGTGACCCATACACCGGCCACGACTACAGCCAGGTGGCGGGCGAGATCGGCGACCCCGTGCAGGAGCTGACGTATCCCATCTCCGTCGACGGTCAGCTCGTCGACGCGTCAAACTTCGTCTATCCCGCATACTTCAATCGCCGCGCCGCCACCGGCGAACGCTTCGATCACCTGCGGGCACTGACGGCACCGCTGACGCTGGCTCCTGGCGGCTACGTCATCGTGCGCGACGCCAAGGCCGAGCGGCAGGTGTTCGCGCGCCTCTTCGGTCGCGCCCGCCATGCCAAGCCGACCAAAATCACATCGCCGACGCCGCCGGCGGAGTGGCGAGAGGAGATGAAGAAGCTGCGCGGCGGGCGCACCAAGCGGCGGCTGGCTGGCTGATGTCGCGCGCAAGCCGCTTGCGCCTGCTCGGCATGGGGACGCATGCGCGCATGAATACGCCCATGATGCGACCGGTTCTCGAGCGTAACGCCTGGCGCTTCATCGCGGGCATGTCCATCGACGCCGATGGAGCGCCCCACGCGTATGCTCTCAACGGTTCGGGCAAGATCGGCCTCGACAACATCGCCAACGCCGGCACGCCGACGCGCTGGTGGGCCCTCGCCTGCGATGGTACGGGGAAGCCCTTTATCCAGGGACCGAACGACCCAGCCCCAGGCTACGCCGTCTCACAGACGGCTCTGCGGGACATGACGAAGGCGCTCAAGGACCCACGCGGCTACGTCGACGCTTCGACGGTGCCCTACGTGGTCTCGCCGCCCGAGCTGCTGGCCGCTGGGATACGGCTCGGCGACCTGGCGACGGTCAAATACGCCGACAAGGTGGCGCACGCCATCATCGCCGACATCGGCCCGTATGCGCACTACGGCGAAGGCTCGCCGGCGCTCGCTCGGCTGCTCGGCATACCTGACTCGCCGCGCTCGGGTGGGGTGACGAGCGGGGTCACGTACATTTTCTATCGGGGCTCGCGCGCCGTGCCGGCGTGGCCCCGCGACCCGGTGGAATTTCAGGCGGCCGCCGCTCGCCGGTATGCGTCGTGGGCGAATGTGGCGTGAGAGAGTGCCGGGCGAAGGCCGACCTCGAGCTCTGCCAGCATGAGGTGGAGCGCTTCCGCGCCCGCGAGCAGGTGCACCTGGCAACGATTCGCGAGCAGGCGCGGCGGATCAGGCAGCTCGAGCGCCAGCTGGTCGACAAGCGTGAACGGCGGCGCAAAACTTGACACCCATGGCCAGGGCGGTGTGAAGCTGGAAGACCCGATGCTTGCCCGCGCCTTGGCCATCGCCGCCATCCTCCTCGCCGCTTCAAGCGCGCGCGCGGACGAGACCAGCGCCGCCAAGGAGATCTACGAGCGCGGCGTGCGCTACTACAACCTCGGGCAGTTCGAGGACGCGCTCGACGCCTTCCGGTCCATCTACTCGATCGACCGCCCGCAGCTGCTGTTCAACATCGCCCAATGCCAGCGGCAGCTGAAGCAGTACGAGGCCGCGGCGCGCAGCTACCACGCCTTCCTCGCAAGCAGCCCGGGCAGTGACGATGCGGCGACGGCGGCGCGCATGGCGCAGGAGATGGACGCTCGGACGACGGCGGCCCAACTGCCGCCCGCTGCGACGAACCCAGCGCCCGCCGGGCCAAGAGCTCCGGCTCCGGCGCCGGCCGATCGCCGCCGGCCGCTGCGACTCGCCGGCATCGCCGCCGGCGGCGTCGGGCTCGGCCTGGTCGCCGCCGGCATAGCCTTCGCCGTCGTCTCTGGGCAGGCCGGGGAACAGGCGTGGCATGGCGCCGCCTACGACTACGACGCCGACCAGCGGCGCGGTGGCTTCCGCTCGGGGGCCATCGCTAGCTTCGTGATCGGCGGGGTCGCCGTCGCCGCCGGTTCCACCCTGTGGATCCTGGGGCGGCGCCGATGAGAGCGCTGGCCCTCGCGCTGGTGCTCGTCGCCGGCTGCACCGAGCCACCACGCGACGGCGCACTCGCGTGCGGCTCGAACGCGGCGCACCCCTGCCCCGACGGATATGACTGCGTCGAGGGCCGCTGCTACGTCGTCAGCCACGTATTCGACATGAGTGCGGCGATGGAGTCACACGACATGACGCTCCCACCCTCGCCGTCGTCGGATATGGACGATCCCGATCAGGGACAAGGATGCGGGACCGTAGGGCAGCCCTGCTGCATCTACGCGTGCACGGTCGGGCTGGTCTGCACGTTCAGCGATATCAGTTGCGGTCTGCCGGGATTCTGTCGCGCGAGTTCTGAAGCAGCGGGCTACCTGTGTAGCGATGGCTCGTCGTGTGGGCCGTGCCCGTAGACTAGAAGCGGACGGTGAACGCGCCTGGCGGCGGCGTAGCGTTGTTCGGGATGCAGTAGGCCACGCCGATGCCCATAGCGATGGCAAAGATCACGAGGACCCACCACTTGGCCAGCCACGCAATCGTTACGCCCGTCATGCCGGGCATCGTACCACGGTCGGTAGCAACTTCCCGCCGCCAGCGCCGATAACCGATCAGCTGATGGCCTGCCGCACCTGCAACGACGTCGGCCCCTGCGATAGCTGCGGCGGGAGCTCGAGCCGCGAGGCGCTCATGGGCACCGCCGGCGCGCGCGGCGGCTTCTGGGCCATGGACGTGAAGCGCCAGCTCGGCCGCCAGCGCCCGCCCAAGTGGCCACCCTTCGAGGGCCGCACGCGTGACATTGCCCTGCGGAAGGTGGCTGACCTGGGAGGTGACGAGGCGACCCGCGAGGCGCGAGCGCGCCACTGCTGGGACCAAGCGCGACGCGAGTACGAGGGCTCGTGAATCGTGTCAGTGCCGGGGACGGGAATCGAACCCGTACGCCGCTTGCGCGGCCTGGGATTTTAAGTCCCATGCGTTTACCAATTTCGCCACCCCGGCTTGATATCCCCCCGGTGACGTCGAAAACCGGGGGAGAATAATCCGCCAACTATTTGACTTTCATGGTCTATTTTTCGTAATACTGGGGATTTTAAGTCCCCGTTGAATTTAATGATTTCGCGTACTTGGAAGCGAAATAACACCCCGAAACGGCCTTTTCTCTCCTCGGGAGTCCCACGATATCCCCCCGGTCCGGGGGGATATTTTCCCCCGGTCCCCGACAGGGGATGTTCTGTCTCCTGGCGGCGGTGGCGGCGACGGCGGCTACTTGCTGAGCTTGGAAAGCATGTCAGCGGTCGCTTGCGTGGACGAGCGGACGTATTTGTCAGTCGTCGACAAGTGCAAGTGGCCGGCGAAAAACTTGAGGGTAGCAACGGCGGTGCCCGGGCTGTTGCCGAGCTCGCTGAGGCGGAAGTGGCGCAGGTGGTGGCGCGTGACGGCGGGCAGGTCCAGGCGCGCGGCGGCGGACTTCAGCGCGCCGATGTGATTGTGCTTGCCGAAGATCAGCGCGGTGGGCAGGACGGGGCCCTGGCGCTTCAGCTCGCGGTGCATCTCGGCGAGCACCGCGTATGCCTCATGCGCCAGGCTGATGACGCGCTCCTTGCCGTTCTTGGAGACGCTCGCGCGGATGGTCATCTGCTTACGGCGCAGGTCGAGGTCACACCACCTCAGCGTACCGCACTCCGCGTCCGAGCGGAGCGCCTGCGCCCAGGCAACCGTGAAGTATTCGCGCGCCGGCATGCCGCGGCGGTGGTTGTGCCGGTCGGGCACCTCTGCCAGCAGCGCCTCGACGTCCTCGGGCGTGCAGTTGGGCGGGGTGTAGTGGCTGCGCTGGTCGACCGATTCGAACACGGGCAGCTCGCGGATGTGACCGGCGGCCTTCGCCCACTTGAGGAACCGCCGCGCTGAGACTTGCTCGCGGTGGACTGTGTTCGACTGCGGGTTGGGCTTGTTCGACCGCGGCGCGATCACGCGGCCATCGCGCTCGTACGCGCGGAAGAGCGTGGGCGACTTGAGCCGCTCCTGCGCCCAGGCATCGAGCGCGCCCGGCTCGAGCATGTCCCAGATGCTGGCGAAGCGTGGCAGGAAGTGCAGCTCGAGGTGTTGCTTGATCTTGCGCGTGTACGACTGGCGCAGCTGGCCAATGGCGACCTGGCCATCGAGGTATTCGAAGTAGGCGGTGACGAGCTTGGCGAGGGCGTCGGGCGGCTCTACTTTGACCCGTTCTTGACGGGGCCGTACCACAGGACGCCCGAGGACAACTTTTGCGTGGTAGTCGTCGAGCCACGCCTGGGCGGCCTTCTCGTCGTCGAGACCGGTCGAGGAGCGATACCGCTTCCCCTTCCATTGGAATTCGTATTGGTAGATCCGTCCGTGATCGGCGTCGAGCTTGACGCGCGGTACACCTGTTCTGCGACCCATGCCTGTAAATCCTCCAGCCGAAATCGTCGATTGCGCCCGCGCCCGACGTACGGCAGCCCCTCGTCGAGGTAGCGTCGCAACACTTTCTTGCTGCACGCAAGAAATTTGCAGGCGTCGTCGGGGGTGAGTAGGCCCGGGATGCCTTCAGCCAGGTAGACCATCAGCCTTCCTCCCCATCTTCCGTCTCGATCTCGACGTCTCGCACCGCTACGAACACCGGATCTGTTCGCACGGTGACCTCCACATCCCAGGCCCGATCGGTCGTGGTGCTCGCGACGCGGACTATGATCTCCTTGAACGGGTCGCCGTTACGCCAGAGATGTTCCTCGGCATAGACCTCGGCCGCTTCGCGCCGGTCCATGCCGTCGAGCTCGTACGCTTCGTCCTCGACCTCGCCCAATTCGGGGCACCACGCCCGGAACCTGGCCATCAGCCTTGCTCCTCGATAGGCTCGATCGACGTGCAGCGGAGTGGCGGAAGGTGGGCCGTCGCGGCGTGCTCATCGCAGAGCGGGAACCTCATCCATCCGCTATGCGCCCAGTGCTTTGCGATGTTCGAGCAGTCGGCTGTTCCGCATCGCTTGGGCTTCTTCGCTTTCGCCTTCATCAGCGTCCCCTCCGCTTGACCAGCACCATCGCCAGCAATACCGGCGCGAACAGCAGAAGCACGGCGCCAACGCTGCGCCGCGCCCGGCGCGCGCGGTCGATGATGTCGGCGGCGGTCACGGCGCCAACGGACGGCGAAACCGCACGCGCCCCCGAAACCGCATCGGGCTGATCTTGGTGGTCACCTGCGCCATGCTCAGCTCCCACCCCTTGGCCTGCTGCTCGGTGAGGAAGGCGACCCACGGCGGGCCTGATTCGCCCTCCCACTCGGTCTCCCATGTCTCGTATTTCGGCTTGGCCTTCTTCGTCATGGGGTGCTCTCCTTGTCGAGCGCGGCCAGCGACAGCGCTTCGATGGCAACGCAGCCGCTCTTACCCGAAATCCACGCCACATCATGGCCCGACGGCAGCCTGTCCAGCGCCTTGATCGTGTGCCCGGTCGATGTTGGCGGGCCACCGATGCGGGTGTGGTAAGTCACGACGTCGCCGACCTTCAAACGCTTCACTTCGCACCGCCCTTCTCGTCGAGCGCGGCGCTGATACGGCATCCGAGGCAGCGCTCGCACTCGGCGTCGTGCTCGTCGGGATGATGGTCGCATTCACAATCGCAGCCGTTCTCAGCTAGCAGTTCGCCGACTTTGCGCACCATTGCCTCGAGCAGCGGCACGCGCGCGGCGAGGGCGTCACGCTCGGTCAGCGCTTTGTCGAGTTGGCGCAGCGCGTGCTCGCCTTCTTTTTCGCTTTCCGCCGCATCGGCCTCGACGCTGGCGAGCTTGGCCTGGGCCGCGTTGCGCTCGTCAATCACCCGGTTGAGCATCTCCCCGGCGGTGCCGGCTTTGGCGTCGGCGATGAGAAGGCGGATGCGGGCAACGAGCGACAGCGGTCCGCGTTCGCCAGCAGTTGGGATCGCGTCGATCTCGTCGCTCAAGACGTGGTGCGCCTCCGCCAGCTCGGCCTTCGTGTGCTCGTGGGCTGCGCGTTCGGCGGCGAGTTTGGCCTCAGCCGCGACGCGCTCTTCAACCAGGCGGCGAGTCCATTCGTCCCTCTCGACGAGCTTAGAGGACATCTCCGCGATGAGGCGGACTGACTGCTCCTCGCAACAAGTCGCCATGCCTAGTTTCGTACGTCCGGTCTTGCCGTAGGTGCGGCCGCACTCGGGACAGGTGAACGCGATGCGGTCGGCGTCGGCGCTCACGAGTCACCTCGACGGCGCAAGTACCGCGCCCGGTCGTAAGCCTTCCTCGCCGCCTTCGTCGCGGGGTCGTTTCTCTTGGCAGCGATGGCCTCTCGATGCCGGCGGTAGTACCGACGGTGCCGCTCGCGGCTTTTCTCCGGCTGGGCGGCTACGTATGCCCGCAACATCTGCGTCCACGCGGCGAACGCCGCCGGGTCGGCCTTCAGTCGCTCATACCGGGTATGCTCGTAGCGTTTGCTGACGGCGGCGTAGTGAGCTTTGCGCCGCGTGTCGCACTTCAGCTTCGCCTTGAAGGTCTGCTTGGCTTCCTTGAGACGCTGCCGGCGGTAGTTCAGATACTCCGCGATGCGCTCATGCCGCAGATTGTTGAACGAGGTGAAGTCCTCGAGGATCTCGAGCGCCAACCCTTCCCATGCCATCAGATGCCCCCTCCCATGATGCGCAGCGCCTCGGCTTCCTCGCCCTTCCACTGCGCCTCGAAGCCGAACACGCCCGCGTAGCCGAGCTCGGCGCCGCCGCTGGCTTCAACCGTCGGGAGCTCGGCGCGCTGCACCACCGTCGGCTTGACGAGCAGCGGCTCGTGCTCGCCGTCGCGCAGGATCGTGAGCCACCGCGCGCCCACGTCGAGCACCGTCGCCTCGAGCGCCCACAAGCGGCCCGTCGGCGGCTCCAAGATCGCCTTCATGAACGCGCGCGTGTACTTGACGCGCGTGCCGATGCCGATGGGCGGTGACGGTGCCGGGTCTGGACGCGGCGCGTAGATGGGAGCGAGGAGCGCCATCCGCTCGGCGGTGGCTGCGTCGATGAGTGCATCGAAGGCGCGCGTCATTTGGCACCGCGCCGCGCGTCGAACGCATCCTCGCTTTCGGCGTCGGCGAGGATGGCGTCGATCGCATCGCAAATCGGCTTGCACGCCTTCATTGCCTTGATCTCGCGATCCTGGTCGACGTGGCGATAAATCTCGCAAATGCCCTGTCGGGCATCCCGCAGCGCCGCCACCGCCCGCCCCAGCCGCGCCTTGTAGTGGTCGCGTTCCTCGGCGGTGACGAGAACGGCGCAGCGCCCGCGCCAGAGGTCGCGATCCTGCTCGACCTCGTCATGAACGCGAATCATCTCGTCGCGGTCGTGCCGGACCTTGGCGAGCTGGGCGCGCGCATCGGTCAACTCACCCTTGGTTCGCGCGTGGATGAAGCGCTCGGCGTCGAGCAGATTGAGCATCTCCAGCGAGCGCTTGTAGGCTCCCCCAAACTTCTGACGCGCCTCGGCCAGCTCGGCGGTCAGCTGCGCGCAGTTAGCGGCGGCATCCGACGCACCATCGAAGAGCATCCAGCACTGGCAGCGCCTACACGGCACGACCTCGTGCTTGTGGCCGCATGCCATGCAATCGATGTCCGGCATCACTGGCCGCCTTTCTCGCGGCGCAGCCACGTGTCGATGGTGTCCCTGGCGGCGTTAGCAGAAGACGCAGCCGGCGGGGCCGGGGCGAGCGTGGCGTCGATGCGACGAGCAAGTCGCAACGCGTAGGATCGCGCTTTGTCGTCCAGCGCGGCCATCGATGCCGCGTGTGCAAGTTCGGAGGCATCGCGCAACGCCCCCTCCAGCATCCGCACGCGGTCGCCGACAGCGCGCAAACGCGTGACCTCGTCGCGCAACGCATCGAGCTCGCGCTGCAGCTGGTCGGCGCGGCCGTTCTGCTCGGCGACGTCGATCGCCTGCGCCGCGATCTTCCTGGCGAACGTTTCGACCAGCACCTCGATCTGCTCGGCCATTTCGCTCAAAGTGCCCTCCGCTTTCGCCTCGCCATCGTGGCAATCAGTTGCCGGCGCTTCCCCAACATCACGACGCCCTCGAGCACCGACCGCCGCGGTGGCGTGCAGTCGTGCTGCGTCATCACGATTTCCCCGCACGCCGCACACAGGCACGGCGAGAACGTCGTCAGGTCGTCCATCGCGCGATCGGCAGGTGTCGAACCTGCGCCCCGGGACGGGAGATGCGTATGGCGACGCGAACACCCCGGGGATCCTTCCTTCGACCGCGGTGGTGCTAGAACGGGATATCGTCGTCAGCCGCAGGCGGGAAGCCCTCGGCCCCGCCGCCTGCCGCTACGCGCTTGGGCGCGGTGCGCGTCGTGGGCGCCGCCTTGGGCTTCTCTCTCTCGGCTTCCCGGCGCGAGAGCACGGCCAGCCCCTTCATCTTGGCGGCGAACGCCTTGCGCTGTCCGTCGTTCATCGGCGTCTTGAGTGCCAAGCCGCCACTGCCCGGCCGGTTGACCCAGGCGACGCGCGCGCGGACCTTTCCTTCCCACTCGTTGTGCTCGACGACGATATCGACCTCGGTGTCGCCGAAGCCCTCGATGTTGTCGAGGTCGTCATTCGACCAGCCGGCGATGCGCAGCGCCTCGAGTGTCCGCTTCTGCGTCTTGTCAGTAAAGTAGCCGTACCAAGGCACGGACTTGCCGGCATGGGTCTCGTCCAGGAGCTCGAACGAGGCCGCTACTTGGGGGTTGCCATTGTCGGTGGTTCCGAGCTGGATAGAGCCCGGCACGCCGCGCGCGCGATAGGTGCCCTCGGGGATCTGAGGGCCGCGAATCGAGTCGCTGTCGTTGTTGTCGTAGCTGTCACCGTATCCCATGGTCACACCCCTTCCTTGTGGGCGAGCTCGGCAAAGGTCGCGTAGTCAAGTGCAAACGGCTCGGTCAGGCCATATCGGTTCTTGGCGTCGAAGGCGTGCGAACGATCGACGTGAACCTGGCGAACGCCCGTCGAAACGCCCTTCGCCTTCGACTTCTCGCTCTCCTTTGCCGTCAACGTCTCGTAGTTGGTGAACAACACTGCATCGCACCATTCGCGCAGCATGCCGCCCGCGCGCGGGTGCAGCTTCATCTCGTAGCGGTCGTAGTCGTCACCCTCGGGATTCTTGAACGTCTTGATCCACGAGTGAGCGATCAGGATGATGTCCATCCGGCGCATGCGGCGCAGCTTCTCGAGACGCCCGATGAACACGCGCCATTCGTCGAGCGCGGCCACGTAGCCCTTGCCGAATCCGTACGCCTCGATGCTCGTCTTCTTGTCGCGGTCGCAGATGAAGCGCCACAGCATCGCCTCGGCAGCGTCGAGCGTATCGATCACGAGTATCAGACGCTGGTGATC